TCTTCGTATAACCTAAGAAGTCCGGCATGAGATCGGTAGCTTCCTTAGCAATTCTGGACACATTGTCAAGGAAACCTGGGATATCTATCCCCAGACGATATTTATCCCTTTTCATGCAAAAGTCTGCGAACTGCTCCTTAAGAGGATGATACTTCACATTCTCTATAATGGACAATTGACGCAAAGCAACCATCGTTGCTGACCATACATCGGGATCATAGTACCTTTCTTGTTCCATCAGCCTACCTAAAGCTCTATAGGTTGAATAGACACCTACACATATCTTATCCACTCTGTAGTCTACATGATGCCACCTACGAAGATATATGCAGTCTTGTTTGCTCACATACTGCTTGCTCTCGTTCATTTCTTGACCATGAGCAGTATATGATTGCACTACTTGGTCCACAGTGATACCGGGGTATGTGAGTACACCATCATCACCCAAACACTGTGAATACGGGTTAAGTTTGGCGGAATTATTGAGTGCGGCCTCATATTGGAGAGCTCTGTGGACTAGGGTCTCATCCGCATTGGTTCCACCACTTCCACTTCCCATACCGTGCTTACCAACACGGATTTTGTTATAATCGTATGCGAGAGGAATCTCATACTTAATGGGGAAAATATTTCCAAGCCAACATTCACTATTTAAATCATTGGTAAGCAATCCGGATAGTATTTTCTTACCAGCACTTTGCATGTCTGCATTAAAATGTTGATCAAACTTGGAAAAATCAGTGCAAATAACCACGTCTTCAGGATTCTTAGTGTCAAACATTTGAGTAACTCTCCTATCGACAAGTTCCATGCTAACCCATGCCGGAACTAGATTAAATCTCTGACATGATTCAATCAGTGGTTGGTAAACTTGCAATTCATTGATGTTAACTGCGAATGGAAACATCCAAACCACTCGTTGTTTTACATCATGTTTGTTAGGGCCACCTTCTTGGCCTCTCCATCCTAAAACTGCACAAGCTGACCATCCATCAGAGTCATCATTAAACTCTAATTGGTATAATTGGCCCTTACGCAGATTGAGATCCTGGACGGTGGAGGAACCGCCTTGGTAGGTAAAGCAATACATTGTTTTGTCTACCACTAGTCTCCGTTTAGTGAAGTAAGGAGATCCAGAGTTAGTAGATTTCTTCATGGTATCTACTGTTCGTTGTTGATCCCGAACTCTGAGGCCTCTAACTTTGCTGAATTCAGCTAATACAGCTTTCACAGCGGAGTCAGATACGGGTTGAGATGGCAGAGTTATGTCATCATAGTAATGATCAATATCATCAAGTCTCTTGTCCAGAGGGAGCATGATAGACATTGGTCCGACCTTTGCCCGCATGTCGTTTTCAAAGTCCACAAGAGTAGGCCATCTGTCAGATAGCTGCTCCAGGGTTTGACTCCATTCAGCTAGAACTTCTTGAACTGAACTACCTCTAGCAAAAGTAGTCCTGTACTCGTCAGGTTGTCCTTTTCTGACTATGTCAAAATAAGACCGTAAACCTGGGTTTGGAAGATTAAAACAATCTTCAAATTTAGTTTCATTATTTTTAGGCATAATGATAGCCTCCTTTCAAATAAG